GAGGTTTCAGACCCCAATACATTTGAGGATGAGACTGAAACCACAGAAGATTTTTAACTGCTAGTCGAGAGGGACAGCTATTTGAAACGTATATTATTCGATATAGAAACCAATGGTTTGCTTGATGAACTTAATGTTTGTCACTCATTGGTTATGCTAGATGTCGACACAAAAGAGATGCTATCTTGTGCAGACCAACCAGGATACACATCTATTAAAGATGGCCTTGAGATATTAGGCAACGCAGAACTACTTATTGGTCACAATATCCAAGGCTTTGACCTGCCAGCTTTGTTTAAAGTTTATGGGTTTACCTACCTTGGAGAGCTACACGATACACTCATTTTATCCCGTCTCGTGTGGTCAGATTTAAAGCAAAACGACTTCAACTACATAAAGAAAAATGCTGAGTTCCCAAGAAAACTTATTGGGTCACATTCATTGGCAGCGTGGGGGCATAGATTAGGCACTCACAAAATTACTTATGAAGCTGGTTGGGAGCATTGGTCGACAGAAATGCAGACCTATTGTGAGGGTGATATTTATTCAAACCTCACGCTCTACGATAAGATTTTAAGCAAAAAACCGACACCAGAAAGTGTGCTGCTTGAACATGAATTTGCAGCTATTATTCGCAAGCAAGAAGCCCATGGGTTTCACTTCGATGTACCAGCTGCAAACAAACTCTTAGAGAAGTTACAAACTCGTAAGGCAATCTTAGAGGCTCAACTACAAGAAGCATTCCCGCCGTGGGAAATACGCACCCCGTTCATACCCAAAGTTAATAATAAAACACGGGGCTACGAGAAGGGTGTGATGACGTTCAAAGTGAAGGGCATTGTCTTTAACCCTGCCTCTCGTGACCATATTGCAGACAGATTGAAGGTCATACATGGCTGGAAACCCACTGAATATACCACAAATGGTAAGCCAAAAGTGGATGAAGACGTTCTAAAGCAGCTTGATTATGAAGAAGCAGACCTCTTATGTGAGTTTTTGTTACTGAATAAACGTATGGGCCAACTGGCAACTGGGCAAAACGCATGGCTCAAGTTGGAGCGTAACGGAAAAATGCATGGTCAGGTGATTACATCAGGCACTGCAACCTTCCGCTGCACCCATAATAGGCCAAATGTTTCCCAAACACCCAGTGTTAATGCGCCTTACGGTGTTGAATGTCGTTCATTATTCCATGCACCAAAGGGCAATGTGCTTGTTGGCGCAGACCTATCATCCTTAGAATTAGTTTGCTTGGCTCATTATATGGCTAAGTATGATGATGGAATATATGCCAATGAGGTTTCCTCTGGGGACGTGCATTCTATGAATCAACGCTCTGCGGGTTTACCTACTCGAAATAATGCAAAGACCTTTATTTATGGTTTTTTATATGGGGCAGGTGCTGCAAAGATTGGTTCTATCGTTGGTGGTAGTGAGACTGAGGGTCGCAAACTCATAAAGAAATTCATGAGAGCGACACCTGCAATCAAGATACTACGTGAAGCTGTTATCAAAAGTGTGAAATCTAAAGGTTCATTAACTGGATTAGATGGTCGAACATTACCAATTAGGTCTGAACATTCTGCATTAAACATGCTGTTGCAATCAGCTGGGGCAATCCTGGCGAAGAGAGCAACAGTCATATTCTACGAAAACTTAACCCGCATGGGCTACGAATTTGGAAAGGACTACGCACTTGTGGCGCATGTCCATGACGAAATCCAAGTCATATGCAAAAAGGAGTTAGCCGATATTGTCGGACGAGAAGCAGTCAAATCTTTTGAACTTGCTGGGGAATACTACGAACTGCGATGCCCGCTCACGGGTGAATACAAGCAGGGTCAGACATGGGCAGACACGCACTGATAAAAACCGTACCAAACGTAACAGTCGTAGACGTGATTTAGTCGCTTATAAAGGTGGCGTATGTGAGAGATGTAATGCCTCTCCATTATATGTCGCCTTTGACTTCCATCACAAAGACCCAGAGCAAAAGAAATTCCCATTATCCCAGCGTAATATGGCTAGAAAGTGGGAAGACCTCATAAAAGAAGCAGACAAATGCCACTTACTTTGTGCCAATTGTCACAGAATTGTTCACTTCAAACGTGAAACAAAGTTCTTAAAATAAACATTAGTTTAATATTAAACCAAACCCATAGGATATATATGACAGAAATTGATTTAGACGTAGCTGTAGTACATGCCATGTGCGAGTGCATAGCATCTTTAAATAAATCGTGTTTAAAAAATGATGAACACATGAAGCAAATCACGCACACTGCAGCGAGTATTTGTTTGAACACAATGTTAGAAACGCAGAAAAAACCAAACCTCCTTCACAGTATAGATGGAGGTAAGATACAATGACAAAGTTTCTAGTCGATGCAGACATTGTGGCCTTCAAGGCTGCAACTGCTGCAGAACAGCCTACCAATTGGGGTGATGGCCTATGGACGCTTCATGCCTATGAACAAGATGCCATGGAATACTGTCTCAATTACTTTGCTAACCTACCTAAGATACTGGGTGAAGGTTACACATCCCTATATTTAACTGGGAAAAAGAACTGGAGAAAGGAAATACTCCCATCATATAAGGCCAATAGAGACGATAAGCGTAAGCCTATGCTTCTTCAGTTTCTGCGTAATTGGATGCAATCGCAGTTCAATGCCATTATCATTGAGGGATTAGAAGCAGACGACTTGCTAGGCATTACTGCTACATCTTCGAGAGAAGAGTGTATTATTGTCTCAGAGGATAAAGACCTCAATACAATTCCATGTAAAATTTTTAACCCCGCTAAAGATACAAAAGCTAGAACAATTACTGAGTTTGAAGCTGACTATAATCACATGATGCAGACCCTTTGTGGTGACGCTAGTGACAACTATTCTGGATGCCCCAGCATAGGGCCAAAAACTGCAGAAAAAATTTTAGCAGATTGTGAAACAAGTGCAGACCTTTGGGATGCAACTTTAGCAACTTTCAAAAAGAAAAAATTGTCAGAAGAGGTGGCTCTTATACAAGCGCAAGTCGCTCGTATTTGTCGTGCATCCGAATACAATTTTGAAACAAAAGAGGTAATCCCATGGACACCAAAATAGATGAAGAAGTGATTAATCCGCAACACTATTCAAACTACAGAATAGAACCTGCTGAATACATCATGCTCAACGGAATGGAATTTTGGAGAGGCAACATTATCAAGTACGCAAGCCGTGCAGGTATGAAGCTGTATCCAAACCAAACACAAGTGCAATCAGAAATAACTGACCTGCAAAAAACAATACGATATTGCGAAATGCGTATCGAACAATTAGATTAGGAGTGTCTAGTAACTATATGAATACATTCGACGATTATCAAAAGGCTGCAGAGACTACTGCAATATACTCAAAGAAGACTGCGCTTGAGTATTTAAGCCTTGGACTTGCTTCAGAAGCAGGTGAAGTTGCAGGACACATTGCCAAGTATTATCGCTCAGATAGACCCTATCCTATGGAAGACATCTTAGCTGAGTGTGGAGATGTTCTTTGGTTTATTTCAGAATTGGCCCGTATCCATAACAAGCCATTATCAGAATTAGCAGCAGAAAATATCGCCAAACTTCAATCCCGAAAACAACGAGGAAAACTGAAAGGCAATGGTGATAAAAGATGAACCTAAATCACAATCAACCCTATGGCCCTTCAATGCCTATCTCAGAAGAAATTGATAAAGTTAAATACCGCCAAACAGGTGAAGATTTTTACTCAAAAGTTGTGCGTATTGCAGACGCTCTCAAGGATGATGCAGGGCATTTTGAAGACTTTAAAGATGCCATGCGATACATGCGATTTCTACCTGCAGGTCGTGTGCAAAATGCGATGGGTGCAGCACGTCAAACCACGGCGTATAATTGCTTTGTGTCTGGCACTATTGATGACAGTATGGACTGCATCATGCAGCGAGCCACTGAAGCTGCTGAAACAATGCGCCGTGGCGGTGGCATCGGATACGATTTCAGCCGCTTGCGTCCACGAGGTGACCGTATCAAATCCCTTGAAAGTCAAGCATCTGGTGCAGTTTCATTTATGAAAATATTTGATGCTGTCTGTCAGACCATTGCAAGTAGCGGTCACAGGCGTGGCGCACAGATGGGTGTCCTTAGAATTGACCACCCAGACATTGAACAATTCATAACAGCTAAGAATGATGGTAGTACACTTGGTGGCTTCAATATTTCTGTAGGTGTGACTGATGAATTCATGGAATGCCTTGAGCAAAACAAGCCTTTCCCCTTAAAGTTTGATGGAAAAGTATATCGTGAAGTAGACCCTGTAGCCCTTTGGGATATGATTATGAGGTCAACTTGGGACTGGGCAGAGCCTGGTGTGCTGTTCATAGATACCATTAATAATATGAATAATTTGTATTATTGTGAGAAGATAGAAAGCACCAACCCATGTGGCGAAGTCCCTTTACCACCTTATGGTGCATGTCTACTTGGGTCATTCAATCTTACAAAATATGTAAGTGAAGGTGAATTTAACTTTGACCTCTATATCAGTGATATTGGTACTGTAGTTCGAGCTATGGACAATGTTGTTGATAGGGCAATCTACCCGCTTGAAGCACAAAAGGTAGAAGCAGAGAACAAACGCCGTATGGGTTTAGGTATTACAGGTTTAGCAAACGCAGCTGAAATGTGTGGCAAACCCTATGCATCAGAAGAGTTTATGGAATTTACCGATGCTATCTTATCAACACTGAGAGATTACACTTATTCTGCAAGTACAGACTTGGCAGCAGAGAAGGGTGCATTTCCTCTCTATGATGAAGAGAAATACATGAAGAGTAGATTTGTCCAAACTTTACCAGATTGGGTCAAAGATAAGATTAAAACCAATGGTATCAGAAACTCACACCTCACATCTATTGCACCAACAGGGACTATATCGCTGACTGCTGACAATGTGAGTAGTGGAATTGAACCACCTTTTGCTCTCTTCTTTGATAGGACTATCCAACAATTTGATGGTCACCAAGTTGAACGAGTAGAAGATTATGCGTATCGACACGGTGTGCATGGGCGTACTGCCAATCAAATCTCAGCACAAGACCACCTTGCGGTACTCGCTTTGACTTCACAATATGCAGATGCTGCAGTCTCAAAGACATGTAATGTTGGAGATAATGTAACTTATGATGAATTCAAAGAGCTATACTCCGATGCATGGAAAGCTGGATGCAAAGGCATAACTACCTTTCGTGCAGCTGGAAAGAGATACGGAATTTTGAATGAAGTTCCATCTAAAGAAAAACCTAATGCAGAGGCTTGTTTTATTGACCCAGATACAGGTCAAAAGAGCTGTGAATAATAATAAACTACTTAGCTTGTCCCTATATGGGGCAAGTTTTGTTAGTTGCACTAAAGAGGAATACATATGTTTCCACACGTTTCGAATGAACTAATAGATGAATTGAACAAACGCTTCCCAGATAAAAGTCCAAGTCTTGATGAAAACTATCAAGAACTTATGTGGCGTGGAGGACAACGCTCAATTATCGATTTTTTAAATACAATACATGAAGACCAATTGGCTTCATCATTAGGAGAATAATATCATGTGCTTTGGAGGAGGAAAATCCGACCCGCCACCACCAGCCCCACCGCCCGCCGCACCACCTGCGCCAAATCCTGTCATGACAAATATGTATGACCCATCAACACCTGAGAGTGGTGATGCAGCAGAAAAAGGTGCAGTAGCTGATAAGGCCGCTGGTACATCACAACTAAGAGTAGACTTAGACCCTACTTTATCAAACATAGATAAGAACACTGGTCTACAAATTAACAAGTGAGAATTAAATGAGTATAGGAACAGCAGAAGCTCGTTACCGACAACTCGAACAGAAAAGACAATCTTACTTAG